TAGTCTTGACGGCCCGACCGCGCGGGTGTATTGAATCGGCCCCGTTCCACTTATGCTGAGGATCATGCTGGCGTTAGGGCTATTCGTTGTGCTCACCCTGGCGGTTGCCCGGGTGACTCGACTGGTCACAATCGACCGCATCACCGTGGGCATCCGTCGGTGGGCCGTTCATCGCTTTGGTGAGTCATCCAACATCGCGTACTTGCTCAACTGTCCCTTCTGTGTCGGATTCTGGGTCTCGTTGCTTGCCGTCGTCTACTGGATCGTTGCCGTTCATCCAAACCCGTGGCTGTGGGGCCCGGCGTGGTTTGCCATGTCGTACCTCGTTGCTCCGATTCTCCTGCGCGTGGGTGGTGACTGATGGCGTTCGGCCGCACGAAGGAGATCGCGGTCCAGGACCAGGTGACGCCGCGACGCAGGTCGGCGCCGTCCCTGGTTGCCTCAGCGGTGCAGATGAAGTTCACCGACGCCTCGTACAACACCTATCGGTTCCGCGACGAGAGCTGGCAGCGCGAACTGTGGCGCCTGTACGACATCATCCCCGAGTTCGGTTACGCCGCTCGCTGGGTCGGTTCCTGCTGCTCTCAGGTCCGCATCTACGTGGCCGAGGTGGACAAGCTGGGCCGCGTACAGGGAGAGACGACCGACGAGAAGATCAACGCGCTCTCGGACAGTCTGTTAGGCGGTCCCAGCTCCAAGGCAGAGTGCCTGCGCGCCATGGGGATCAACCTCACGGTCGCGGGCGAAGCCTATGTGCTCGGACGCACAAACGATGACACGAGCAAGGATGAGTGGTTCATCCTGTCCAGCTCGGAGTTTCGTCGCGTCAAGGGCTGCGGGGACAACGGGGGGACGTGCCTCGGCTGGGGGGACAAGTTCTTTCCGCAGATCATCGACTTGGCCACTCAGGTCGTCACTCGGGTGTGGACGCCGCATCCCATGCGGATCTGGCTGGCCGACTCGCCATCGCGGTCCTGTCAGCCCGTTCTGCGCGAGCTGGAGCAGTTGACCAAGTACGTGTTCAGCCAGATCGACTCGCGCCTAGTGGGCGCTGGCCTGCTGGTCATCCCGAACAACCTGGACTTCCCAGCGGAGGACGGTCAGACAGACGCTGCGGCATCCGACACGCTCATGATGAAGCTCGTTACCGCTGGCGCGGCATCGCTGAGGGGCGAAGGCACGGCGATGGCGGTACTGCCGCACGTCATCGAGGCCAACCCCGAGGACGTCGAGCGCGGCTTCAAGCTGATCCAGTTCGCCTCCGAACTGTCCAAGCAGGCCATGGACCTGCGGACCGAGGCCGTGCGTCGACTGGCCACCGGCATGGACATGCCGGCCGAGGCGCTTACCGGCATGGGCGACACGAACCACTGGAACGGTTGGTTCATCGACGGTTACGGCATCAAGGTCCACATTGAACCGTTGATGAACCGGATCTGCCAGGCGCTCACGACCGCGTACCTCGCGCCGGCCCTGAAGCTCATGGGCAAGGACCCCAAGCGCTACCAGTACTCGTTCGACACGGCGCCTCTCGCGGTCCGGCCGCAACGACTCCAGGACGCGCTCAACCTGTACGAGAAGGAGATCCTCTCGGCGGACGCCGTGCGCGAGGCCGGCAACTTCAAGGAGTCCGACGCGCCCAGCGATGACGAGCTGGCTCAGCGGCGCACGATCGACGTGACGCTGCGCGACCCGAATCTGTTCCAGAAGCTCGGCGTCCGAGAGCTTATGGGCATCACCGAGGAGATGCTGCCCCAGGACGAGTTCGTCATGGCTACTCCCGGTCTTGGAAGTCCGGGAGGACCAGGCGCACCCCCGCCACCCCCGCCACCCACCGGGATCCAGTCAGAACTGCCACCCCCGATGCCCAACACGCTGGGAGAGATTCCTCCTCCTAACGGCGCGCCACCGGGCGGCACGAATACGTCTGGCCTGGCCAAGAATCCACCCACCGGCGTCCAGGCCAGCGCTCGCGAGGAGCTAGCCCTGGTCGTCCTCGCGGAAGCAGCAGTCCGTCGCGGCATGGAGGTAGCGGGAAAACGCCTGCTCGATCGCCACAACCGCGACCGCTGGCCAGATGTCCCCCACTTCGATCTGCACACTCGCATCCGAGTCACAGATACCGCACACGCGACGCGTTTGCTTAATGGCGCGTGGGAGCAGGTCCACTCGCTCGTAGACATCCTTGATGCGGACGTAGATCCAGAACGGCTCCGCCAGAGCCTTCACCGGTATTGCTGCACGCTCCTCACAACTGGCAGCCCACACGAGCCGCAGAACCTCTTCGCCATGCTCCGCGCAGAAGGCCTTATTCATGGCTAGCCGTGAATCCGAGGGTTCGGTGTACCGCGCGGCGAAAGCCGGCCTCCAGCGGTTCCTTCAGCGCGCTCGCGATCTCGTCATGGCGCCCCTCGCTAAGTTCGGGGCCGCGCCCAACGCTGATGCGATCTATGCCGCCCAGCCGATTTGGCATGACGAAGTTGAGCGAATCGTGAATGCACTTACCCCAGCCCTGCAAGAGGGCTGGGCCGCTGCACATCTCCCGGGGGATTACCTCCCGTCCGACCCATACATACAGGCGAACCTTGCTCTCACCCGGAATCTCCTCGTGGGTATTCCAGATGAAGTGCACGCACTCGTCGTCCGAGAGATCCTCGCTGGCACCAATGCGGGCGAGGACAATGCGGCGCTCGCCCGGCGCGTAGATTCCGTGCTCGACTTTTCGGGCTCGGAGAACTGGGATAACCGGGCCAAGGTGATCGCGCAGACTGAAACCAATCGACATTACAACTCCTCTCTGTTGGCTCATGCACTCCTCGTCGAGCGCCAGGACGGTGCGTCCCTGACCAAGGAGTGGCAGACCCGCACCGACGGCCGGGAGCGCGCTGAGCATCACGCTGCCGACCACCAGGTACGTACCCTCTCGCAACCGTACATGGTCGGTGGTGAACCTCTGCTCTTTCCCGGAGACCCCGCCGGGTTACCTCACAATGTGATCAACTGCCGCTGCGGCCAGACCATCCAGAGGGCAACATGACGATCCGATACACGGGCTTGATCGCGCCCGAGGAGACGCCAACCGGCGACGGTCGACTGTTCGCCGCCGGCAAGGGCACCACGCGCCCACTCCCGATCCCGGTCATGGCCAAGTTCTCCAGTGGTGGTGGCCATGACAGCGCGGTCATCGTCGGCAAGTTAGTGCGCACGTTTGCCGGCCCCGGTGGCATGTGGGGGTCGATCGACCTGCTTGACCCGACCATGGTGCCCGAGGTCAACAAGGTTGCCTACATGCTCGACAACAAGGTGATGGGCCCCAGCGTGGACCTGGACCGCGATTTCACGATCGAACAGACCGCCCATCCGACCCGCCCCGGGGCCAAGGTTGCCCGGTTCGCGAACTACAACATCGTCGGTGTGACTCTGGTCCCGATGCCCGCCTTCTCCCAGGTCCACCTCAGCGTGGACAGCAAGGTCGAGCATGATGCTCTCCTCGCCTCGGCCGGAGTCAAGGTCACGTTCGACATCAACGCTCGCGCCTGGGACGCCTGGCCGATCGCCCCGCGCGACTACACCTTCAACGCCGACGACGCAGTCAAGCGGATCGCTGACTGGTCCGGGATCGGCACCAAGACGCCAAGCCTGGACCACTACGCCTCTACCTTTCTCTGGCGAGACGGCTCACAGGCGGGCGACACCCTGGCGCAGGACTCGTTCCGGCTGCCCCTGGCCGACATCATCAACGGTGAACCGCACCTGATCTACCACGCCGTGTATGCCGCTGCCGCTCTGCTGGCCGGCGGGCACGGTGGACTGCCCAACATTCCCCAGCAAGAACAAGATCACATGAAGGGCGTCATCAACGCCATCTACGACAAGATGGCCAAGGCGTTCGGAGACTCCGGTATGAAGTCGCCCTTCTCTGGCGATCGCCAGCAGGCCAATAATCAAGCTGCGCTCGACGCGGATTGTGGGTGTGAGGACGTGGAAGACTTCGCCGCCAAGGCAATGCCGTACGGGGATGTTGAGTACGCCGACCCCGGCTACCGCGACAGCAAGAAGCGGTACCCGATCGACACGGCTGACCGCGTGCGGGAGGCCTGGAGATACATCAACCAGGCCGACAACGCGAGCTTCTACAGTGCCGAACAGCTCGCTCACATCAAGGCTGCCATCATGC